GCCTTCCTAAATGTTTCATGAACAGGTCTTCTTCTATTGGGTGTACATCCTAAAGGATTGATCTGATCCATCATCTTTTTGTAATATGATAGTTCTGAGTCTATTGTTGAGGACAGTAGTGCGAAATTGGAAGATGGTATGATAGTTGTTTTATCGGAGATGGTTATTTGGTAGAAGTCAGGACCCTGAACCCAGACATTCTCAGAGTAGTATAGAGCTTGACCAGACTCTTTCATCTCTATCCACATCTTAGCTAAACTGTGGATGTCTCCACGGCCAACCTTGGTTTTACCTAAGATATCAGAAAATAGTTTAGAATTCATATACAAAATAGGTTTCATTCTGGGCACTTGTGTGTCTCTATACAGTTCCCATGATGATGTGAATCCTTCAACATCAGGAGTTTTCTTGAATGCTCCAACCATAGCTTTGATCAAAGATGAAGCACCACCTCTATATCTAAGTGAAATGAAATCATCCACAGGCAGCTCCAAAAGCTTCTCTCTCAAGTACCTTTTAGTTTTATTGACTCTCTTGCCCAGAAACACTATACCAGATCTGCTCATAGAAGGAACTACAGACTTAGCAAGGTCTGACACTTTGATTTGATCATCTTTCTCATGATCTTCTGGTGAGTCATTCTGACTGTAGTGCAGAGATGTCTTTTCTTCAAGATATAGCAGCACATCAATGGCACTCTTAGCCCCACCATCAAGAGTATAATTGCTGATTTTGTTGGCACAACTTGGTAAACAAACATGCAATAAAGGGTTCAGTTCTATGACTCCTCCCAACTCCAAAGGTATCTTAAATATGTCTTTGCCCATGGACTTGTATAATCCCACATTCTGATGTTGCTTGAGACACATAGATGTTAATAATATCTGAACCCAGACAGAGCCCATAGTTGATCCCACAGTTCTTATGTATTCTTGTGCTTGAGAGGATGCATTGACCGCAGTTTCATACGGATCATTTGTAGCAGGATAAGCAATCATAGACATTCTGTGTTTTACCCCTGGATCTATTAGCTCATCTCTAGTCCAAAATTTAGAATTCACTTCGATTTTGTCTTCTGTTATAAAACTCTTGTAGAGATTCCTTGTGATACCATAATCCTGTCCTATCTGTATGACCCATTTGAGGTAAGTATTAGCCACTTTATAAACATTCAATCCCAACTTATCGAAATTATTCTTTGAAAATGACACATAAGATCCAGAATCATCAGATGTGCAAACTCCTACACAATTAAATGATATGGACTGAAGTTGTTTCCCCAGAATATAATTTCTAAGTCTAATGGCATCACTATGCTCCTGTGAGGAGCTAGTACCTAGCACACCCTGGAACATTCCCTCACAAGCATCAATAAATCTATTTTCTGTGCTACCTAGCCCATTCTCTGTCATCTTGAGAACATCCTCAGCGGCCTTTATTAGCATCGTGAAGTCATTCTCCATCAGGAACTCATCTCTTTCAGTGCTGTCAAATCCTTTAGCTTTCATAGAGGAGAGTTTCTTTGACTCCAATTCTTCCATGTTGGTAACTTCATCAGCTAGCAGGTCTGGTACCTTGATGACCTTATGAGTGAACCATCTCCACATTTGCCACAACATCTTTCTGATACTCTTCTGCTTGACTCTAGATATTTGAGTCATTGCCATTATATGAGCTTCTCGTGAAGGACCCCAAGTGGAAGCATCAGCTGCATCAAAAAATGTTCCCATGTCCTGAGTATCTCTGAGACGCATTGTTTTTCTGTAGAGTCGATCAAAGACAGCATCCTTGTCACCTCTCTCTATTTGATTGGTGTGGTCTGTTTCCAACTCAATATTCTGAATATATCTGGAGATATCTTCCAACAACTTGGCTAAGTGTCTCAAAGATGCATTTAAAACAGCTATTTCCCTTGGTCCAATTTGTGCCTTCTCAACCATCCTAGCAATCAGGGACTTGAGATTTGCCATATTATGCAAATTGATGAGGAGAAGTGAGTTGTGGCCTCTAGCTATTCTCTTGAGTGCATCAGAGTCTAATTGCAGTTTATCAGCTGTCACATAGATATTACCATCATCAATCTTCTCACCTTTCCGAGGATCTGGATAATTCAAAGTGCAATCAGCAGAAAGATCTTGGTGAGAAAAAGCTCTGGTTCCATCCCACTGAAGGCTCTGGTTCAAGTTTATTAAACTTGTGTTGTAGCACTTATCATTCTGAGAGATAGGAACATCTTTGTAAATTGTCTCTTTCTTCCCAGTTTTTTTGGACACCTTCTTGACTGCTATACATTTAGTTTGTGGTCTTATGACTAGATCATTCTGGTCTGAGCATGACCCTCTGCTGTTGAAGCAGTCACTCACAGTCTCCTTGTGTATTCTCAGTGACACATCATAGAGGTCTATGTATTCACCGACTGTTTTGTCCATTATATCTTGCTTCTTGATGTCTTTCCCTTTGGATCTAATAAAGTTCTCTCTAACATTGAAACTGGCACCCAATGCTACAGTGAAGGGATTTGCTTTGAATTTGCCAGACCCTGCTTTGCAACAATATTTTTTCATGCACTCTTTAAGGTACTCTTTGTTCATTGTGGATATCATTAGTTTGAAGTTAGAGTCCTCATCTTGGGTGCCTATGTTATTGTAAAGAAGCTCTAGATTGTGGCTGGCTTTCTGTCTATTGACATATTCTTTCCTACTTTTTATCTGTTTGGCATAGACCTGTGCTTGCATGGTGAGTTTGTCACCCCTGTGCATGGATAGAGCTTTGCAATCGTACAGACAATCATACACATGGCAAGTTGAGGGCAGATACAAGTCTTCATGAGGAAAGCAGATAGTTGGTTCAAGTGTATCCATAGTCTTGGATCCCATACTAATATCTATCTTAGAGGTGTATCTAGTATGGAGCATTGGCTTCTCATTCCTGGCATCCAACAATTCCAATAGATGAGACATCTTTAACATACGACACACGTACAGTTTCTCAAGATTAGTTGTTGGTCTGAACCACTTTATCTTCTCAACTAGATTGGAAGTGCCTGAGCTCATTCCCATAGGATTCAGAAAAAGATATCTGGAAGCTTCAATAACCTGAGAAAACCTTGAACAGTTTGAACTCAATGTCAACATGCTTAACACCGATCTCTTCTTATGAGCTCTGAGAAGATAATCAGATGTGCTTGAGGTAATTTGATCAGGATCATTGCTTCTTCTCCTCTCAATTTCCATTGTCAAGAATGATGTAACCACATGAGAAAGTCTAACCCCCCAGTCAACCATTGACCTATTAAACGAGAAAGTGTGGGATCTGTGAGATGGGTTGTTCCAGACAAAGACATTATCTTTGAGGTTATGAGTGGAGCCTAAAACTCTAACATTTGAGGTGGCATCTGGCTTCTCATTATTGAATACAATATTTGACAACACTATGCCTGCTCTATCTGATAAAGGTTGAGCTACCATCACAATCTTAGACTTGTTCCACCCAAAATCTTTCCGAGATGCCTGTCTAGCATGAGATATCATCTTAGTGTTTATGGCCAATATCTCAGATATCTCAGTGTACTGACATATGGTGTCGAACAAGTAGGTAGACTTAAATGATTCGAAATCTTCCAACATTGTCCTCTTCATTATAAGTCCAAGCTTTGAATTGTCAAGAGAGTCCCAGATAAGGCTTTCTATAAGCTCAGAGTCTTGACTGCAAGCAACTCTAGAAAGAAGATCATCAACTGCCTTGCCCTTCAACCCTTCAAGATCTTCCATAGTGTGAGATGTTATAAAATTCTCTTGCTTTCTTTCCATCTTCACACTTAGGAGGGCTGATTCTCTCATGCGCTCAGGATCTCTAGACTTCCCATAATTTAGTTCATTGAAAGTCTTGTATTCCGTCTTACTGATATCAAAAACAAAAAGTCTCTCATCCTCTTCTTGATCTCTGTGAGCCTTGACTCTTGCATCATTCAACATCTTGGGCATATCCATCTTGTCTATAACACCATTAATGTAGAGATCATTAAGGTCCTCCTCATTCGGATGATACTCATCATCAGTGCAAAGGCTCATAAGGACCAGCTCCCATGGTATCAACTCCATTTCATCCATGAGTAGCTTAATTCTGTCTCTGTTAGAATTAGCTTTGTATGTACCACACTTCCCAACAAAACACGGGATGATTTCACCGTTGCTTGTTTCCACTGTCTTGCTCACGAGTCCTAGTTCTGATAAATGATGGATGCGGGGGACTTGAATGTCAGGCTTGGTTCGGCAGGTCATGATGTCTGTCACAAAATCCACTTGATAATCTCTGGAAGCTTTGTCTGACTTCTTCGCAGTGTTGATCATCTCCATATAGGTCTTGGCTGAAGAAACTGTATTCTCTCTGATGGCAGATAGAGTTTTGGATGAATCTTTATCAAAAGATGCCAACCTGTGTGAGTGAGTGATCACATCCTTATCATCATCTATATTCCTGTTCAAGATTACATCATCAATGACCTCCTCTATATCATCACCCGTCAAGTCGAGAGAAATTTCCATTATTTTTTCACATAAATCAAACTCAATTGCAGAACTCTTGGGAGTTATCTCTCTGAAGTTGAGTTCAATCTTGCAGTTGTACTCATATCTATGTCGAAACACAGCCCACTGTCTCAATTCCGGATCAGATCTCATGCCACTGCATAACACATCCCTATGAATATTGGTTTCAATGGACCTGTTCTCTTGTTCAATCTTGATATTCCCGGAGAGTGTTGGAAGAACAGAATGCATGTCATCTATCTTCCTAGCTATCACACCATACCTAGTTGAATAAGTGTAGACACCAGGATACAGACATTCAATAGATTGATTCGTTGAACAATAATCTATGAGCTTGACAGTCAATGAATTATCCTCTTCATATCTGGATGCTATCATGTCTATGTCATGTAGAACTTTGATCCCATCTTTGTTGGTTGCCTCTATTAGATGTATTTGAAATCCAATATCCATAAGATGAAGAGATATTTTGAACAAGTTGAACATGTGTGACAGACTCCTGCAGTTATTTGAGTCTATGTCCTGAAGATAGAAAGTCTTCTCAGACCGATGACCGAGATCTATCATCAGCTTAGCCAAAACCTCATAATCGACTACGTCCAGTGACATCATCTCTTGTGCTCTCTTGTCTATCTCTTCAAGATAGCCTCTATCATATTGTGTACTCAGCACTTCTTTTAGCATTTCCATATCAGGTATGTATGTTTCAACATCCTTCCATTTCTCATCCTCATTGCAGTATTTGAGATCAATAGAATACTTATCCATCACAGTGAACAACCTTGATTTGTTTGAATTATGATGTGCTGTCTGCTAGCTTCTGAGCTTAATACAGAACTTGAGAGTCTGTGCAAAGTGCTTTTGTAGTAATCAAGGTCAAACTTCTGCTTGAGTTTCAGAGAGTTTATGAGAGCACCACAGAAGTGTTCTTCGAGAGCTTCACACAAATTAGTGAGCTTGTTTGTTTTGTTGGATATGAAAGATATTTCGAAGGGATAACAGATGCAGTCTACTAGTTCGAACTCACTATCTGCTGTCCTCCTATCGTAGAAGATTGGTACTATGTCTGATCCGATGAGAGAGAGCTCTGAATAGGAATATGAATGCAGAAGAATTCTAACAATGTACTTGTCAAAGCACCCTATTTCAGTTCTGCGAACCAATCTGAGATTTAGAAGGAACCTCACTAGATCCTCTAGATTGTCACAACAAGAGCAGTAAAAGCCTTCAGCAGGACAAAAGTCAAAGGAGTCTGTTAGATCCTGGTAAGAATCAATAGAATAATAATGGATGGCTTTGTTACAAACCAATGAGTAGATTAGGTGATTCTCTGAATGTGTGATTGAGCAAAGACTCTTGAGTTGGAGTTTGAGTAATTCTTTCAAGTTCTTCTTTTGTGTTTTGAATTGTGTTTTTGCGAGCATGCAACCCCG